AGGTAATTCATTATATTACGTTGATTATCTATATGCAAACAGTAAATATATTTACTGGATGGACCACGAAACTACACTAGCAAATGCTGGTTCAAGTAAGATTGGTCAAACATTTGATAATACTGGTACTCAAGGCATAAGTGTCTTTAGTGGTAGTCTATCAGGTGGTGTAACAGATAATGAACCAACTCTAGGCGAAATAGCATTAGCATATGATAAGTTTGCTGATGCAGAAACAGAGGAAATAAACTTACTTATAGGCGGACCATCTCAAGGTGGTGGTGCAACTGCAGCTGACGCTACAGGTGACACTCACGCAACTAAAGTGATTGATATTGCAGAAGCAAGAAAAGATTGTGTGGCGTTTATATCCGCTGCAACTGAAAACGTTAAGAATTTTGCTGATGGTTTATCATCAAGTTCTTATGCAGTAATTGATAGTGGTTACAAATATATGTACGACAAATACAATGACGTATTCAGATTTGTACCATTAAATGGTGACATTGCTGGATTGTGTGCAAGAACAGATACGGTTGCTGATCCTTTCTTCTCACCTGCTGGATTTAACAGAGGTCAGATTAGAGGTGCAGTAAAACTAGCATTCGATCCAAATCAAGCACAAAGAGACGTGCTCTATAAAGCAAGAGTAAATCCTGTTGTTACATTCCCTGGACAAGGTACAGTATTGTTCGGAGATAAAACAGCACAATCAAAACCTAGTGCCTTTGATAGAATAAATGTAAGACGTTTATTCCTAGTCATGGAGAAAGCAATTTCTACGGCTGCTAAATTCCAACTTTTTGAGTTCAATGATGAGTTCACAAGAGCACAATTTAGAAACCTAGTAGAACCTTTCCTTAGAGATATCCAAGGTAGACGAGGGCTTACAGACTTTGCGGTAGTCTGTGATGAAACAAATAACACAGCGGAAGTAATTGACAGAAACGAATTTATTGCAGATATCTTCGTTAAACCAAATCGTTCAATTAACTTCATCAAACTAAACTTTGTGGCAACCAGAAGTGGTGTGGCATTTAGTGAAGTGGCTGGGGCATAGGAGGTAGAACATGGCAAACGTAACAGATTTTATCTCTAAATTAAAAGGCGGAGGTGCTAGAAACAATCAGTTTAAAGTCACTATGCCTTTCCCAGGTTATGCAGCTGTTGGTGGTGAGACAGAAAGCATGGCATTTTTATGTACTGCTACTAACTTACCCCAAAGTGAAATTGGTGAATTAACCGTAAACTTCCGTGGTAGACCCATCTACATGGCAGGTGATAGAACATTCCAAACTTGGACTACAACTATCATCAACGATACTGATTTTTTAATCAGAAATGCTATTGAGAGATGGTCCAATGGTATAAACAACCATTCAGATAACGAAGGACTTGTAAATCCTGTTGACTATCAAGTGGACGCATTTGTTGACCACCTAGATAGAAATGGTAATACAATCAAGTCTTATACTTTCAGAGGTATGTTCCCAACTATAATAGGTCAGGTTGACTTAACTATGGAACAGGCAACTACACTTGAAACATTTGAATGTACTTGGAGATACCAATATTGGGAATCAAACACTACAACATAATGTTGAAATAGGGCGTCTTTCGAGGCGCCCTAAATATAGTATAAAGGAGAATAGTAGTGGCAGAAATATTCGGTTTCGAAATCAAGCGTAAAGAGACTAAACCTAATAGTCAATCATTTACCGCACCTACATCAGATGACGGTACGCAAACTATTATGGGTGGTGGTCACTTTGGGACCTATCTTGATATTGAAGGTAAAGTAAATAATGAATCGGACTTAATTAGACGATATAGAGAAATTGCTATGCACCCAGAGTGTGATATGGCAATAGAAGATATAATTAATGAATCCGTAGTGGTAGATGATAACCAAGAGGTTGTTCGTCTTAACTTAAATAAGGTTCCGTTCTCACCAAAAGTAAAAAAAAGTATAACAACAGAATTTAAAAATATTCTTTCGTTATTGGAGTTTGAACAAAAAGGTCACGATATATTTCGTAGATGGTATGTAGATGGTCGTATACTATATCATAAACTAATAGATCCAAAAGATACCAAGTCTGGTATAACTGAATTAAGATATATTGACCCAAGAAAAATTAAAAAAGTAAGAGCACAAAAACAAAAACCTGATAATGAGTTTGCACCTAAAGATCCAAAAAGGCCGCAACATATTGAATTTGATGAGTTTTTTATCTACAATGAAAAAGGTGTGCAACCTGCTGCGAGTGCAACAACAGGTCTTAAAATAGCAAAAGACGCTATCGCATATTGCCCTAGTGGTCTTGTAGATCAACAAAAGAATTTAGTATTGTCTTATTTACATAAGGCAATTAAACCAGTTAATCAGCTGCGTATGATTGAAGATAGTGTTGTTATCTATCGTATATCAAGAGCACCTGAAAGAAGAATTTTTTACATTGATGTAGGTAACTTACCTAAAGTAAAAGCAGAGCAATACCTCAAAGATGTAATGAATAGATACAGAAACAAACTTGTATATGACGCAAGCACAGGTGAAATAAGAGATGATAGACAATATATGTCTATGTTAGAAGACTTCTGGCTACCAAGACGAGAAGGTGGTCGAGGTACAGAAATCACTACATTACCTGGTGGTTCAAATCTAGGTGAAATAGATGATATCAAATATTTCCAAAAGAAATTGTTTCAATCGTTGAATGTACCATACAGCAGACTTGATAGTGAAGCGTCTGGTGGTTTACAATTAGGTCGTTCAACTGAGGTAAGTAGAGATGAAATCAAGTTTACTAAATTTGTTTCTAGATTAAGAAATAGATTTAATAGTTTGTTTCATGACTTACTTAAAACACAACTTATTCTCAAAGGTATCGCTACTATCGAGGATTGGGATAATACATTAAGTCAAACAATAAAGTATGAATATGTAAGTGATGGTTATTTTGCTGAAATAAAAGAAAGTGAAATGTTTAAAGATCGTATGGATATATTCAGAAATATGAAAGACAATGAAATGATTGGTAATGTTTACTCAAAAGAGTGGGCAATGAAAAATGTTCTAAAAATGACTGACGCAGATATAGAAGAACAACAAAGTCAAATTGAAAATGAAAAACCATCTGAACCTGAACAAGGTGATGATGACCAAGGAGGATTTTAATGAGTATAGAAAATACTAAAAATATGATTAATGCTTTAGATAAAGGTGATACCGTTGAAGCAGAAAAAGAAATTAAGGCTGCATTAGCAGATAAAGTAGGTAGTGAATTAGATGTTAAAAGAAAAGATTTAGCAGGCACTATCATGAGTAAAGAACCTGAAGGGCAAGATGGCAATAACGTTGAACCAGCTGAGATTGACGATTAAAGAAAAAGACGAACATAAACGTTCTCTTAATTATCGTAGATTAGCCCCAAAGGCAAAGAAAGCAGTGGATGATGTTTTCGGCATGATGGCGAAGACACCACAAAAAGTATTGACTATGTTTCCTAGAATACTACAACAAGTAGCAAAGAAACATAGAATACAACCAAAAGATATTGAAGCCTATTTCGAAAAAGAAACAGGTCTAACCATATAAAGGAGAGTAAAAATGGCAATAGTAAACGCAAGAAATTTAGTAGATAGTGCTACTAGAACAGTAAGAATGTTCGAAATTGATAACGACACAAACTCAGCAGTAGTATGTGTTGACGCAAGCGCATTGAGAGGACATTCATCAAACCCAACACTACACATAAAAAGTATTAAATGGAATACCACAGCGGCAACAAGTGATGTATCATTTTTATTTGACGCAACATCAAATGACCACGCAATATCAGTACATGGTTCTGGTGAGTTAGGTTTTCATGGTAAACAACCATTAATCACAAACCCAGAGAGTTCTGGTGTTACTGGTGATATACTTATCACAAATTCAAGTGCCGTAACTGGTACTTTTATAATTGAAGTAACCAAATCAAAAGGTTATGACGCTTCAGGACAAACAAGATAATGGCTGATACAGTTACATCACAAACTATAGCAGACGTATCTGGTTCTAAAACAGTTATGAAGTTCACTAACTTTAGTGACGGAACAGGAGAAAGTCTTGTAAT